CGCTTCTGCTCGCGCTGATGGTGTTGCTCAAAAAGGCAAGACCAAAGGCAAGATGCTCAACAAGGGCGGCATGGCCTGCTGATAGGAGAACAATATGCCAAGTTTTAAAGACCTAGCTACCCCTGAAGCCATTAAACCCGCCATGAAAATGATGGGTCGCCGCCAAGCCGCAGAAGATGCAACAAACGCACTGAATATGCGTAAGTACAAACCCCGCCGTCCTGAGATGACTATGGATGATGTGGTGACCCCTGAGATTCGCGCCAAACGTGCCGCGATGATGCAGGATGCACGTGACCAAGCGATGCAACCCAAGATTGATGCGGCCTACGAAGGTGCACGCACTACTCCATTCAAGAATGGTGGCTCTGTGGGTTCAGCTTCCAAACGTGCTGACGGTTGTGCCGAACGTGGCAAGACTAAGGGCACTATGGTCAAGATGACCCACGGCGGCAAGGTGTGCTGATATGAGAGCCAGTCGCGGCATGGGTGCCGTCAATCCCGACAAGATGCCCAAAGGCAGGAAAATCCTACGTAAGGACGCTCTTGAGCCTGTGGAAATCTTCAAGGAAGGCGGCTCTGTCAATGCGGCGGGTAACTACACCAAGCCTGAATTGCGCAAGCGAATCGTGTCTCAGGTGAAGTCTGCCGCAACGCAAGGTACTGGCGCAGGTCAATGGTCTGCACGCAAGGCTCAGTTGGTTGCCAAGAAATACAAAGCCGCTGGCGGCGGGTATCGGGACTGATATGAAAGCACCGCAACAATCCCTGAAAGACTGGGGCGACCAGAAGTGGCGCACTAAGTCTGGCAAACCGTCGTCAAAGACGGGGGAGCGGTATTTGCCTGAAAAGGCTATCAAGTCTTTGACTCCTTCTGAGTATGCCGCTACAACCAAAGCCAAGCGTGCTGGTAAGGCGGCGGGTAAACAGTTTGTAGCCCAGCCCAAGGCGGTTGCAAAGAAAACAGCGGGGTATCGTTAAATGACGACCACAGGCGTATCCAACTTTGACATGAACTTCACGGAGATTGCTGAAGAAGCGTACGAACGTGCTGGTCGTGAGATGCGCACGGGCTATGACCTGCGGACAGCGCGTCGATCCATGAACTTGCTCACGATTGAGTGGGCAAACCGTGGCCTCAACATGTGGACGATTGAGCCGGGTACGTTGAACCTTGTACAAGGTCAGTTCTCTTACGCCATTCCGGTAGACACCATTGATCTGATTGAGCACCAAATTCGCACGCAAGCAAACAGCGTGTCGAATCAGGCCGACCTTACCATATCACGTATCAGTGTGTCCACCTACGCCACAATCCCAAACAAGTTAACTCAAGCCAGACCGATTCAGGTCATGGTGCAACGTCTGTCTGGGCAAGAGGCGGTAGTCACTACGTTGGCAACGACGATCACCGCAACGGACACAACCATTGTGTTAACTGATGCCACGGGGCTTCCTGCGTTTGGATTCATCAAGATTGACAGCGAGTACATCAACTACTCGTACATCACGGGCAACACGTTGTACAACTGTTTCCGTGCACAGAACAATTCCACTGCCGCCGCGCATACTGCCGCCGCTTCGGTGTATTGGGCACAACTCCCTGCTGTAACTGTGTGGCCTGTACCCGAGCAAGGTACTACCGATAACCCGTATTACCAGTTCACCTACTACCGCATGCGCCGTATCCAGAACGCTGGTTCGGGTGTGCAGACAGGTGACATGAGTTTCCGTTTCCTCCCTTGCTTGGTAGCAGGGTTGGCGTATTACGTGGCAATGAAGATTCCCGAAGGTGGCCCTCGCCTTGAAATGCTCCAAGGGGTTTACGAGCAACAGTTTGCTCTTGCCGCTGGAGAAGACCGCGAGAAGGCACCGGATCGTTTTGTGCCTCGCCAATACTTTATTGGTGGCTGATCATGTCGAACAGTTTTGCATCAGGTAAGAGAGCGATTGCCGAGTGTGATCGCTGTGGCTTTCGCTTTAAGCTCAAAGACCTGAAGAAGCTGGTCATCAAAACCAAGCAGGTTTCGATTAAGGTGTGTTCTCAGTGTTGGGAACCAGATCAGCCGCAGTTGCAGTTGGGTATGTACCCAGTGGACGATCCGCAAGCGTTGCGGGAACCACGTCCTGATTTGAGTTATACGCAGTCGGGGTACACCGGATTGCAGTTGTCACCTGACTCCACTACCGATCAAGATGGTAATGGAGTACCGGGCGAAGGTAGCCGTGTGTTTCAATGGGGTTGGAACCCTGTTGGTGGTTCGCGGTTAAATGATGATGGACTGACACCAAATTACTTGGTATCAGTGTCACAAATTGGTACAGTAACGATTGTCACGACATAAGGAGCCAGACATGGACAAGAAAGACTTGAAACAAGATAAGAAGATGATTGCAGGTGCCGTGCACAAGCACGAGAAAAAACTGCATCCCGGCCAGCCAATGACTAAGCTCAAAAAGGGTGGCCCTACTTCTTTGGATCGTAAGACATACGGCAAGAACTTGTCGCGTGCAATGAACCAGAAATCTGGGAGCAAATAATGGCAACATTTAGCAAAAAATTGATGGGTAAAGAAGTTGGCGATGCCAAGGTCTATGCCGTGCCGCACACAATGACTGGCAAGGTCGTAAAAGCCTCTACCAATCCCGGCAGTGGCCCCAACCACAGCAAGCTCGACACCGTGGATATGGGTGTGGGCAGTTACAGCAAATCTGCTGGTGAGAAGCCAACCAAGACCAGCGGTATCAAGATTCGCGGTACAGGCGCGGCTACCAAGGGCTTGATGGCCCGAGGCCCAATGGCGTGAGGTTGATATGACGTATACCGAACTCGTTACGTTTGTGGCAGACATCTGTGAGAACACGTTTCCCACGGTGGACATGGACATGTTCATCAAGCAAGCAGAGCAGAAAATCTACAACACTGTTCAGATCGCAAACTTGCGCAAGAACGTGACTGGATTGACGACTGCCAGCAACAAGTACTTGTCTGCCCCTAACGATTTCTTGTCGGTCTACTCAATTGCAGTCTATCCCCTGACAGGCCCGAACGCTAACGAGTACACCTACTTGCTCACCAAGGACGTGAACTTCATCCGCGAGGCGTACCCCAAAGCCACTGACACAGGGCAACCCGCGCACTACGCCATCTTTGGCCCCAACTCCGCACTGCCCAATGAACTCACGTTCATCCTTGGCCCAACGCCAGATGTGCAGTACGGCACTGAGCTTCATTACTACTATTACCCCGAGTCCATCGTCACTGCCCAAACAACTTGGTTGGGGGACAATTTCGACTCTGCACTTCTCAACGGTACGTTGATTGAGGCAATTCGTTACATGAAGGGTGAGGCCGACATGATTGCGCTGTATCAGAGCATGTATGACCGTGCAATGATTCAGTTGAAACAGTTGGGCGATGGCAAACAACGTCAAGACGCTTACCGTGATGGTCAAGCTCGTGTACAGGTGGTCTGATGTCAATCCAACAAACACTCACCACCAGCTTCAAGCAACAGATTTTGCTGGCACAGCAAGACTTGTCTACGGATACGCTCAAGCTGGCGCTGTACACGGGTCTGGCTACGCTTGGCCCAAGCACCGCGATATACACCACTTCGTATGAAGTTGTTGGTACGGGTTACACAGCAGGTGGGAACGTCCTCACGGGTATAACGATCAGCACGTCTTCCAATGGTGTCGTGTACGTGGACTTCGCCAATTCCGCATGGAATCCGGCGGCGTTTACTGCGCGTGGCGCTTTGATTTACAACGCAAGCAAGAGCAACAAGTCTGTTGCTGTGTTGGACTTTGGGTCAGATAAAACTTGCCAAACCTCGTTCACAGTGCAAATGCCTGAGAATAATTCCACATCTGCGCTGTTGCGCTTTAATTAAGGAGTCAACTATGTTGAACGTCAAAGCATCTTCTCAAGACACCATTGGTGCAATGCTGACCCGCGCCGCAAGCGCCGATGGTCATGCCCAAGCTGGTGGCATATTCTCAATTGAGTGCCGCGACTCTGAGGGTAACCTCAAGTGGTCTGAAGCACTGCACAACCTCGTGGTGAACGTAGGTTTGCAAGACATGAACAGCAAGTACTTCTCTGGCAGTTCTTACACTGCCACTTGGTATATTGGCTTGTACGGTGCCGCCGCAAGTAACAACCCTGCCGCCGCAGACACTATGTCCTCACACGCTGGCTGGACTGAAATTGTTCCGTACAGCAACGCTACACGCCCTGCTTGCACGTTTGGTACAGCCTCAACTGCTGATCCTTCAGTGATCACCAACTCGGCTTCCCCTGCGGCGTTCACCATCAACGCAACTGCCACCGTTGGCGGCGCGTTCTTGACCAGCAATAACACCAAGAGTGGCACGACAGGTATCCTGTTTTCCGCTTCTGACTTTGCCGCCCCCGGTGACCGTGTGGTTGCCTCTGGTGACACATTGAACGTGACTTACACGTTCAGCCTCGACGCCGCATAAGGAGACACACATGGCTACTACTTTCAAAAAAGGTGAAGTTGTAAAACTCTCCGCTGTTGTGCCACAAGGCCCAGTCATCGCCCTGCGCATGGATGAGAACGGTGTCGTTCAATATCTGGTGGAGTGGAAAGATGCTGACAATGCAACACAGCACCGCTGGTTCGACGAAGATCAATTAACCGGAGCCTGATATGGCTGAAGGCGGCTGGGGTTCTGGCACTTGGGGTGAAGCTGGATGGGGTATGTCGGTTTATTACCGCGACACCTCGGACACAGCTACGACCTCAGATACGGAAGCAGTCGCTGGAAGCACGTTGAGTGGCGCGGTTAACGAGATTGCCGAGGGCATAGACTTTGTAGCCCCGTTCCACAACTTCTTCTCAGGTGTTGAGGATGGTGCGTCAGTCAGTGATGCCTCGTCGGTAGCGTCAAGCACTATGAATGTGTCCATGAGTGAGACAGCTACGGCGGCTGACGCTGATTCCGCGCAACAAGTGTTTGCAACTTCGGTAGGGGAGTCTGTATTATTATTTGAGTATTTACCTTACCCCCCGCAGACGTTTGTTACCTCAGTTTCCGAAACTGTCACAGGCGCGGATGCACTGGACGCCAACTTTGCGTATTTTGCAAGTGTTGATGAACTTGCAACTGCTTCAGAGACAAACGTAACCCAACAGATTTTTGAGACTACGGTAAGCGAAAGCGCCACAGGGTCAGAAACAGTATCTGTTGCTCATACCCTTGAAACTTCAGTTTCTGAGGGTGCTACGGCTTCTGTGGAAGCCGTTGTAGCGGCCTCGATCTTCTATGCGTACTTAACAGAAAATGCCACGATTGCAGACGCTCTTACCGCCCGGTTCCTTTGGGAACCAATTGATGACAACCAAGACGCAAACTGGCAAAATATCAATGATGCGCAAACCCAAAGTTGGACTCCTGTCCAGACAGTCTAATAAGGAAAACACATGACGACAGCATATACCTCCCTCCTTGGTCTGGCCCTTCCAGTCACGGGTGAACTGTCTGGTACTTGGGGTGACACGGTAAACACCGCCATCACCTCGTTGCTGGACACCGCCATTGCAGGTACAACCAGCATCACAACCGATGCGGACATCACCTTGTCTACCACCACAGGTGCGTCCAACCAAGCCCGACAAGCGATCATTCTGTGGAACCCAGCCTCGGGTACCACGACCCGCAACATCACGGCCCCCGCGCAGTCCAAGATTTACACAGTGATCAACGCCTCTGGCGGCACCCAATCTATTGTGCTTCGTGGTGTTGGCCCAACCACGGGTGTGACTATTGCCAAGGGTGAATCCGCAACGGTGGCGTGGAACGGTTCCGACTTTGTAAAGGTCGGCTCCAGTGGCGGTGCAATTACTTTCACCGACCTCACGGTCACAGGCAACACCATCCTTGGTGACGCCGCCGCTGACACCCTAACTGTCAACGCAACTAGCACATTTGCTTCCCCTGTAAGTTTTCAAAACTTGGTAAGACTGCCATCCACAGGTCGTTCTGCCGCCGCCGCACTGACGGTCACTGCACCTGCGTTCTTGTATGGTGTGGCTTCTACCTACACTGACACTACTTCGTCGGGCACCATTGCGGCAATGGCTCCGTTTTACAGTATTGCCCAGCCTACGCTGTCCACGTCCAACGTAACTACGTATACCAACGCATCGACACTGTATATTGCCAACGCTCCTGCGGCGGCTGGTAGCGCAACGATCACCAACCCATACGCACTGTATGTAAACTCTGGCACGAGTTATTTTGGTGGTGGTATTGTGAACTCTGGCCTAACTACTGGTCGTGTGGTTTACACCACCACTGGGGGCTTGGAAACAACTTCTGCCAACTTGCTGTACAGCGGTACTGACCTGACTGTTTACGGCATCACCGTAGGCCGCGGTTTGGGTGCTGTGGCTAGCAATACTGCGGTTGGAGCAAGTGCTCTTGCAACAAAC